CCCGTTTTTCCCTCGGGAGAGTGACGCAGACTCTGGAGGACGGCTGTGCCTCGTGAGGTCGTGCTGATCTGCGGGCCGCCGGGTGCGGGCAAGTCCACCTACGCCAGGTCGACGGGCTTGAAGGTCTACGACCGTGACGATCCGCAGTGGACGTCGGAGAGGCAGTTCCGTCAGGCGCTCGAGCGGTTGCGACGTGACCCGTCGGCGCAGGCTGCAGTGATCCGCTCTGGTGCGACCCGTTCGGCGAGGCTGCGTGCGGCCGAGCTCGTCGGAGCGACACGGACCGTGCTGCTGGTCGAACCTGAAGAGGTCTGCGCACGCAGGATCCGTCAACGGAAGCGGCCGACCCCGCCGCTCCGTCACCAGATCGCCGGTCTTGAGACGTGGTTCGCTGCGTACGAACCGGTGCAGTACCCGCCTCCGTTGGACTGGTGATGGCTGCGTTCTCGACTGGTTCGTCGCTGTGGCGACGGCTCCGTCTGGTCATCCTCGAACGTGACGGCTGGCAGTGCCGGATCCGTGCTCCCGGCTGTACAGGGACGGCGACCGAGGTGGATCACATCATCCCGCACACCGCAGGCGGACCGCCCTACGACCCGACGAACCTGCGGGCGTCCTGCGAGCGGTGCAACCGGTCGCGTGGCGGCCGTTGCGGGGCACAGCGGCAGCGTGAGACCAGCGAGGCTGGGCGGTATCCACCGGCTCTGGAGTGGTGACGTGTACGTCTGTGAGCAGTGCGGGTTCGAGGCGAGGTCTGGCGCGGCCAGAGCCTCCCACATCCGGTGGAACCATCCCGTCGAGGTGGGGACTGACGGTCCGAACGTGCAGGCGATGCGGCGCACGATCAAGCAGCTCGAGCGGCTCGGACGTTTCGAGGAGGTCGACGCTGCCCGCAAGCAGTCCCTGGTCAGCCTGGCCGAAGCTGTCGACGCCCGTCCCGACAACGCGCCGTTGTGGCGCGAGTACCGGGAAACCCTGAACGAGGTGCTGCGAGCGGATGAAGACGCAGATGACGAGCTCGCCGCCGCGCTCGCGAAGATCGGAAGCGCAACCTAGATGGGCGACCCGCCGGCGTCCTGAACGTCGGACGTTGGGCGGGCAGGTCGCCCAGATCGCAGAGCTGCTCGGCAAGCCACTCATGCCGTGGCAGCGGCTCGTGGCCGACGTCGGCCTGGAACTTGCAGCAGACGGGCTTCCCGCCTACCGGGAGGTCTGGTTCTCGGTGATGCGCCAGTCTGGGAAGACGCAGCTGGCGTTGCCGTGGGAGGTCCACCGGTGTGTGTCCCCGGCGTGGGACGGCCCGCAACGGGTGGTGTACACCGCCCAGACCGGGAAGGACGCCCGGAAGAAGCTGATCGACGACCAGGTGCCGCTGCTCCGGTTGTCGCCGCTGCGGAAGCTGATCACCCCTGCCGGTGGCGGCCGTGTCCGGCTCGCGGCCGGCGACGTCGGTGTCAGCTTCGGGACGGGCGGCCGGATCGACCTGCTCGGGTCCACGGAAGCGTCCGGTCACGGTTCGACGATCCATCTCGGGGTGATGGACGAGGCATGGAAAGACGTCGACGACCGGCGTGAGCAGGCCCTCCAGCCGGCCATGCTGACGAACCCTTCGGCGCAGATCCTCGGCTACTCCACGATGGGGACCGACGAGTCGATCTACCTGAACCGCAAGGTCGAGACCGGCCGGGAAGCCACCCTCGAGGACCGCGGGTCCGGGATCGCCTACTTCGAGTGGTCTGTCCCCGAGGACGAGGACATCGACGACCCGGAGGTGTGGTGGCGGTACATGCCGGCGCTGGGCCGCACGATCCGTCAGGAAGAGGTCGCCCATGCCCGCCAGTCGATGACCGACGGCGACTTCCGTCGGGCGCTCGGGAACCAGCGCACCGCCAGTGCAGAGCGGACCATCCCCGCGGCCATGTGGGACTCGGTGCAGGATCCGTACGCGGAACCGTCCGGGGAGCTGACCTGGGGTGTCGACGTGCTCCGCAACATCGACGGGCACGACGATGCCGGGTCGGTCGCAGCGTTCGGTGCAGGCAAGGCGGCGGTCGTGGACTGGCGTCCCGGGACCGGATGGATCGTCGGACGGGTGCAGAGCCTGTACGAGACCCGCGGCGGCCGTGCGGTCATCGACGGTGGCGGTCCGGCAGCGTCGATCGGTGACGAGCTCGAGGACGCCGGTGTTCCGGTGGTCCGTCTCCAGGGAGGCCAGGTCGCTTCGGCGTGCGGCCGCCTGTACGACGACCTGGCTGACGGGAAGGTCCGGATCCGTCCGTCGAGAGAGCTTGACGATGCGGTGGCCGGGCTGGCGAAGAAGCCGGTCGGTGACCGGTTCGTGTGGTCGAGGACGGCATCCACGGTGGATGTGACCCCGCTGATGGCGGTGACGTTGGCGCGATCAGGAGGGCTTCCCGAGATGCAACCCACCCCGTTCTTCTTCACATGAGCAACGCCGTTGCGGTGCTGATCGCCCATGTAGGGCTGTTCGCTGCGGTCTATGGCGCGTTCGGTCTTGACGCCGCCCTGGTCGTCGCCGGCCTGTCGCTGTTCCTGGCGGCAGTGCTGCTGCTGTACGACTTCCCGACGGGTAGGAGCTGACGTGAACCTCGTGCAGATGCTCCGCACCCGCCAGCCAGAGGAAGAGGTCCGGTCCGGGTACCCGATGCCGTTCTGGCAGAACCTTCTCGGCGGTCAGTCGTTCCTCGCCGGCCTGAACCAGACCTGGCCTGCGAAGTCGGACGAGGAACCGATCTCGGACTCGTACGAGGCGTACGCGCTGCAGCTGTTCCAGCAAAACCCGGTCGTGTTCTCCGCCGTGGTCGCCCGCCTCGCCGTGTTCTCCCAGGCCCGTCTCGCGTACCGCCGGTTTGAGGGCGGACGGCCTCAGAACCTGTTTGGTGACACGTCGCTGCGGAAGTTCGAGCGGCCCTGGCCGGGCGGGACAACCTCGGACCTGCTCGGCAAGATCCTGCTCCGCTCCGAGCTCGCCGGAAACTCGTTCGTGTGGGACTCGGGCCGTCGCCTGCATGTGTGGCGGCCGGACCGGGTCACCATCATCCTCGGGTCGAAGCTAGAGCCGGACGACCCTGCCGCCGCAGAAGACGCCGAGGTCATCGGCTACGGCTACCACCCGGGCGGGGACAAGACCCGCAAGCCACGGATCTACCTGCCCGACGAGGTCGCCCACTTCGCCCCGATCGAGGACCCGGTCGCCCACTACCGCGGCATGTCGTGGCTCACCCCGGTGATCCGCGAGGTGCAGGCCGACTCGGCAGCGACCGAACACAAGTGGCAGTTCTTCCAGAACGGTGCCACCCCGAACATGGTCGTGAAGTTCGACCCGCAGATGACGGTCGACCAGGCCCGCGAGTTCAAGGAACTGATGGAAGCCGAACACGCCGGCTACCACAACGCGTACAAGACCCTGTTCCTCGGCGGCGGTGCCGACGCGACGGTGGTCGGCGCGAACTTCGAGCAGCTGGACTTCAAGGGCACCCAGGGCAAGGGCGAGACCCGCATCGCGATGGCATCCGGCGTGCCCGCCACCATCCTCGGCGCGTCCGAGGGGCTGTCCGGCTCCAGCTTGAACGCCGGGAACTACTCGCAGGCCAAGCGGCTGTTCTCCGACATCCGGCTGCAACACCTGTGGGGCAACGTGTGCGCCTCCCTCGAGGTGCTCGCCGACGTCCCCCAGGGTGCGCACCTGTGGTTCGACACCCGCTCGATCCCGTTCCTGCAGGACGACCTGAAAGACACCGCCGAGATCCAGCAGAAGCAGGCCGCCGCGATCCGGCAACTCGTCGACGGCGGGTTCGACCCGGCCACCGTGGTCGCCGCCGTCCAGGCAGACGACATGTCCCTGCTGAACCACACCGGGAAGCTCTCCGTGCAGCTTCAGGAGCCCGGCGCCCAGGAGGCCGACGATGCATGACAAGCTGACACGCCAGGTCGACTTCCTCGTCGCCCGCGACGACGCCGGCAGTGACGGCCTCACCCTCGAGGGGTACGCGGCGGTGTTCAACACCCCGACCCGGATCGACTCGTGGGAAGGACGGTTCGACGAGGTCATCGCCCCCGGGGCGTTCAAGCGCACCATCGACCGCAAGGGCCCCAAGGGCATCCGCCTCCAGTTCAACCACGGGCAGGACACCATGTTCGGTGAACTGCCCATCGGCGCGATCGAAGAGCTCCGTGAAGACTCCCGCGGCCTGTACGTCCGTGCCCGTCTTCACGACAACTGGTTCGTGCAGCCCATCCGTGACGCCATCGCCTCCGGGGCAGTCCAGGGCATGTCGTTCCGGTTCATCGTCCACGGTGAGCAGTGGGACCGCGACGGCGACGTGGACCTGCGGACCATCCGCGAGATAGAACTGTTCGAGGTCGGCCCGGTCGTGTGGCCCGCCTACCCCGAGACTGCAGTCGGTGTCCGTTCCGAACAGCCGAACGACCCGACCCAGCTGTTGCGTGCCCTTCTGGACGCGCACCCCGATGTCCGCAGCGAACTGCTGCGGGACGGCCCCACCGATGCCCCCACCGTCGAAGATGACGGTCCGGCAGACGTGCTCGCCACCGCCGACGCCCCAGCCGACACGGCTCCGCGTCGTGACCTTGCCGCAGAACGGGACGCCTACCTGGCTGTTCTGCGCGGCTTCATCTCCGAGCGAAAGGACGCGGCATGAACCGCGACCAGATCATCGCTCGCCTGGGTGAGATCGGTGACGAGCTCGAGCAGCTCGACGTCGACAACCTGGACGAGCAGTCCGAGGAGCGTTTCGACGCTCTGACCACCGAAGCTGAGGAGCTTCGCGCCAAGCAGACGACCATCGAGGCACGGGACGCGAAGCGTTCCGAGGTCCGCGAGGCGTTGGCTGCCGGCCGTGCCGCCGTCGAGGACGGCGAGTTCCGCCGTGCCCCCCAGCACATGAAGAAGGTCGAGCCGTTCGACGGCGAAGACGTCCGCTACATGCGGCCTGTCGAGATCCGCGACCGTGCTCTGGCCGCCCTGGACCGTCCCGACCTGACCTCGCACCTCGAGGACCGGCAGAAGGAGCGTGTCGAGCAGCTGCTTCGTGGCGGCAAGACCCGCAACTTCGACCCGGCGGTCCTCGCCGGCCGTCTGATCGTGTCCGAGGATGCCGACTACAGGTCCGCGTTCCAGAAGATGGCGACGCAGACCGTCCCGGCCCTGACCTCCGAGGAGTCCCGCGCGCTGCAGCGTGCAGCGTCGCTCACGGACACCTCCGGTGGGTTCGGCGTCCCGGTGTTCATCGACCCGTCCATCATCCTTACGGATCAGGGCTCCGCGAACCCGGTCATGCAGATCGCCCGGGTGGAGACCATCACCAACGACGAGTGGAAGGGTGTCAGCTCGGCCGGTGTGTCGTGGTCGTTCGACGCCGAGGCTGCCGAGGTGTCTGACGACGCCCCGACGCTCGCCCAGCCGACCGTCCCGGCCCACATGGCCCGCGGGTTCATCCCCTACTCCATCGAAATCGGTGGCGACTACCCCGGGTTCGCCCAGGAGATGTCGACCCTGCTGATGGAGGGCTACAACGAGCTGCTCGCCAAGAAGCTCGTTGACGGTGATGGTTCCGACGAGCCGACCGGCATCCTGACTGCCCTGGACGCGAACACCAACGTCGAGGTTGGGGTCACCACCCACGACGCGTTCGGTGTCGAGGACGTGTACAAGGTGTGGAAGGAACTGCCCGAGCGGTACCGCGGTTCGGCGTCGTGGCTGATGTCTGTCGACATCAACAACGAGATCAAGCAGTTCGGTGACGACAAGCTGTCGCAGCAGACCAAGAACCTCGCCGCCGGCGCGGTCGATCTGCTGCAGGGCCGTCCCGTGTACGAGTCCGCGTACATGCCTGACCTGGCGACCACCGACAACGCGAACCTGCTGATCGTGGGTGCGTTCCGGAACTATCTGGTGGCTCAGCGTTTGGGCATGTCGGTCGAACTTGTCCCACATCTGTTCGGTACGACCAACGGTCGTCCGACCGGCCAGCGTGGCTGGTTCGCGTACGCCCGTGTCGGTGGCGACAGCGTCAATGATCTTGGGTTCAGGATTCTCCAGAACCAGACGTGACGGTGACGGGGCCGGACCTTCGGGTCCGGCCCCGTGTCACACCCTGTTGATACAAGAGTGTCCCCGCGCTGCGTGAACAGCCGGGGACGTGACCAACACCTAGAGGCAGGTGCTGATGTGAAGGACGGTAGCAGCGAGAAGGTCTGCGAGCACTGTGGGGAGCGGTGGGTGCCGCAGCGCAGCGATGCGAAGTACTGCAGCCAACGATGCCGAAACCTGGCTAAGTGGGCGAGGGAGAAAGCGCGGAAACGGCGCTGCTCTGTCGACGGCTGTGAGAATATTTGCCACGCTCGCAGTTTTTGCAGGAAGCATTATGAGACACTGAACAAGCTGTGCACGGTCGAAGGGTGCGATCGAAGCGAACGAGCTAGGGGACTGTGCGCGATGCACTACGGCCGGTG